ATTTTAAAAAACGCATCCATCGCGGTCACCGGTATTTGGCAAGCCGATGATGACGGTGTCATGAACCCGGCTAATATCAAACTTAAACCCGGCACCATTATTCCCAAAGCCGTCGGGTCCCAAGGGTTGACGCCGCTTAAATCCCCCGGATCATTTGATGTCTCGCAAATCGTGTTGAAAGATTTACAAGAAAAAATCCGCCGCATGATTTTTGGCCCATCGCTGCCGGGCGTTAATCAAGGCATCCGCACAGCGTTTGAGACATCCGAGCGCAAAGCCGAACAAATGGCTGTGGAAATTCCGTCATTAGACCGTATCGAAGGTGAATTATTCCGGCCCTTAGTGCGCCGCGCATTGTTTGTTTTGTCGGACCCGACCTTGGCCGCATCAACTTATTATGTGGAACCACCCGAAGGCATTGGGCGCATCGATTTCATCGACATGTTGATGGAAACCTTGGAAACACCAAGCGAACGCGCCAAACGCCAAGTCGAAGCCCAAGAACACATGCAAGCGTTGCAAACCGCATTAAGCGTCGATCCCGAAGGCGTCATGGCGATCATTAAACGCAACGACTATTGGCGCAAATGGTTAAAAAATGCAGGCGTTGACAGCACATTGATTAAATCAGTTGAAGAAAGCGACGCTGAACAAGCCGAAGCCGAACAAGCCCAACTTGCCCAACAACAACAGCAATTAGCCGCAGCAAGCGGTGCCGGGTTGGGGGGCGCAGGCGAAGCCGACCCGAATGCGGGTGCTGAAGCAGACCCTCAAGCGGGCGGTGTAGCCGATGCAGCCGGTGCAACCGGTGACGCGGGTGGCGATCAAATTGCCGCATTATTAGCCAGCTTAGGAGGCGGCAATGGATAATCGAAACGCCATCATAAAACAAAACATAGGTGACGGAAAATTAGCACTCACCAAACTGTTGGATAGCCCTGACGGTGATCATGTGCGGGCTTATTTGAAATCGTTTACCGATGGTGTGATGGGGCCAAACGCCAGCGAAGCCGAATTACGTGACGCTAATGCCAAACGTGCACTGGTACAGATTATTTCTAATCTAAAACAACACTAAAACGACCACGACCGGTTCCATCAGGGCCGTCATTTAAACCAAAATAAGGAAACAGATTATGAGCGATGAATTTTATTCTTCAGATTTTGACCAAGAAAACGTTGGCGAAAGTCTGATCGATTTAAATAACAATGAAAATGATGAACATGATGGTCATTCATCGGTTCAGGAGGCCTATGAATTGACCCTGCCTGACGACTTGCAAGGTCGGGTTGAAATTGACGAACGTGATCCGCAATGGTTGGCGTTCCAAGACGTCGCACGGTCGCACGGATTAAATCAAAACACCGTCGATGCGTTAACCGCTATGCATTTTAAAGGTGTTGCTGATCAGTCTGATCGCAACAACGAGTTTGGCACCGTTGAAAAATCAAAACTCATTGATGCTTTTAACGATGGAGGCAACTTATCGGCTGATCAAGCCATGGACAAAGCCCAAGGTGTTGCGGATTGGGCCGTGGGATTGTTAAGGCCGGATATGCAACGAAACCCTGAACTGGCGCTTGAACTTGAAAGCCTCGCCATGACATCAGCCGGGGTTCAGCTTTTATCCGCACTGAAATCACGCATTGGTGAAACCAGATTACCCGGTGGCCGGGAAGTGGGGGTCGGGTCAGCGCGTAAATCGCTGGCAGAACGACTTTACCCGACCATGACACACGACCCTCATCGTTAAACTTTAACCCGACAAACCGTCAAAAACTTACAGGAGATTTAACTTATGGCGACTTTATCCAACAACAACCCGACCCTTGCTGATGTGGCAAAAACACGGGATCCCGATGGCACAATTGCCGATATCGTGGAAATCATGAACCAGGAAAATGAAATCTTGGATGATATGACTTTCATGGAAGGCAATTTACCCACCGGTCACCGTACGACAATACGTTCGGGTATTCCGACACCCACATGGCGTAAGTTATATGGTGGCGTTCAGCCGACAAAAGGCACAAACGTTCAAGTTACCGACAACTGCGGCATGTTAGAAGACTACGCCGAAGTCGATAAAGCTTTGGCTGATTTGAACGGCAATACGGCAGCTTTTCGGCTTTCCGAAGACCGCGCCCACATCGAAGGCATGTCACAAGAATTTGCCAGTACATTGATTTACGGCAACGAAGGTACTGAACCCGAAGCGTTTACAGGTTTAGCCCCGCGTTACAACGCGTTGTCTGCTGAAAACAGTGATAACATTTTTGATGCCGGTGGCGTTGGTACCGACAACACATCCATTTGGTTGGCCGTGTGGGGTCCATCCACGGTGTTCGGTATTTATCCAAAAGGAACAAAAGCCGGACTTCAACACAACGATAAAGGTCAAGTCACCATCGAAGACGTTGATGGCAGCGGTGGCCGCATGGAAGCTTACCGTACTCATTACCGTTGGGATGGTGGGTTGTGTTTGAAAGACTGGCGTTATGTTGTGCGTATTGCCAACATCGATGTGTCGGATTTGAACACCCTTGCCAATACTAAAAATTTGGTAACGTGGATGATCCAAGCCTCTGAACGGGTGCCATCTTTTGGCAAAGGCCGCGCGGCTTGGTACGTCAACCGCACTGTTCGCGAAAAATTGCGTTTAGGCATCACAGAAAAAATCGCATCGAACCTGTCTTGGGAAAACGTCTCAGGCAAACGTGTGATGACGTTCGACGATATTCCGGTTCGCCGAACAGATGCATTGCTAAACACAGAAGCCCAAGTGGTTTAACGACCACACAAACTTAAGGTTTAAGGGGTGGCTGCCCCATCCCTTAAACCTGTTTTTTTTATCAAAGGAGAAAGTAAAATGTTTATTGATAGTCAACTTGAATTTTCCACTAAACAAGCTCTAACGGCGACGGCGGTTTCAACCAATGTCATCGATTTAGGATCCGACCGTGATGTTGGTCCGGGCGCACCATTATGGCTGGTCATCAGCTGTGATGTGGCATTAGCCGGCACCGCCCCGACATTGGACGTGGCGTTACAAACCGACAGCGTGGAAGCCATGTCATCGTCATCTGTGATCGTTTCCGGCCAACAACAAACGGCCATGGCCGCCGGTGACAAAATCGTTTTGGCCGTGCCGAATGCTAACCAACAATTTTTGCGGGTTAATTACACCCTTGGCGGCACGTCACCAACAGCCACAGTATCGGCATGGTTAACGGACCAAGAACCAACAAACTGGGTCGCACAAGCTGACGCCATTTAAGGAGAGTTAAAGCGATGACCATTCACGTCAAAGCAACATCCACTGGTTTTTATGACTGTAATCGTATCCGCGAAGGCCAATTGTTCACCATCCGCCATATCGATGATTTAGGTGAATGGATGGAACAGCAAAAAAGTCAGGGAACGGCTAAACAATCCGAACCTAAAAAATTCGGAAACAAAACCAAAGACGTCAAATAATCGACGTCTTAAAACCGAATAAAGGCGGGGCTGCAGTATCCCGTAGTCCCGTCGTTATTCAAACCGCACACATTATTGTATAAAAAGGCAGGTTCGACATGTTATCAGGCATTGATCTATCATCACGCGCACTGATCAAATTGGGCGCCAATCCGATTTCAAGTTTTAATGAAGACAACGTAGAAGCCGAAGTTGCCAATATGTTGTATTCATCGACCAGAGACGCTTTGTTGTCGGCTTTTCCGTGGACATTTGCCTACGCGCAAGTGGCCTTGGCCAAATTAACAGCAACCCCGGTTGCCGATTATTTATATGCTTATCAATTGCCCGCCGATTTTTTGCGCGCTGTATCTATTGGCAGCGGTTCGGGCGGCAAAGGTATTGAATACCGTATTGCTGAACGCCGCCTGCATAGTAACCAAGACGGCATCAACCTGACTTATATCTTCCGCCCCGATGAAAGCACATGGCCATCGTTTTTTGACCAAGCTTTGATCACGCGGTTGGCCGCTGAATTCAGTATCCCTATCACCGAAAGCACATCGAGAAATGATGTGTTGTCGCGGTTGGCCGATATTGAATACGCCCGCGCAAAATCCATTGATAGTCAACAAGCTAGTCCCGATCAAATCGACGATTTCACCCTTATTAATGTGAGGGCTTAAGCCATGCCACAGCGCGTCCCTGTCCAACAGTTCAGTTTCACCGCCGGTCAGTTAAATGACAGCATGGCGGCTAGGGTTGATCTCGACCGTTATTTCAAAGGCGGCCTAGAGATTAATAATTTCCTATTGCTGTCACAAGGCGGTTTAGAACGTCGTGGCGGATTAGAATTTGTAGCCGAAATTCCTAGCGCCGCTACGGGTGCGCGTATGGCGTCTTTTGAATTTTCAACGGAACAAGCCTACTTGCATGTGTTCACTGATTTAAATATCACCGTATATAAAGACGGTGTAAAACAAGCCGACATCCCAACACCGTGGGTATCGGCCGATTTAGACGCGCTGGATTGGACACAATCATTAGACACCATGTTGATTGCCCACACCGATCAGCCACAACAAAAATTGGTCCGCAGCGGGTCACATACATCGTGGACATTAACCGCGTTGCCTCTATCTAATTTACCTACGTATCGGTTTTCTGACCCGACAACAAATACCGGCACGCCTTCACTCGCCACCGGAACGGGCATCACGTTTACCGCCTCCGGCAACGAATTCACCACATCTGATGTGGGTAAATACATCGTTGGCAACCAAGGCAAGGCAAAAATCACAGCCTACACGTCGGCAACCGTCGTAACGATCGATGTGGAACAGGATTTCAAAGACGCGACCGCTATGGAAGCCGGGGATTGGACAGTAGAAGAAACCGCATGGTCAACGGCCCGCGGCTATCCGGGGTCGGTGGCGTTGTACCAAGGCCGATCCTATTTCGCCGGGGCCAAAGAATTATTGCAAACATCGTGGGGATCAAAATCATCGGGCGATTTGTTCAGCTTCAAAGACACGTGGGAAGCTTTGGACGACGAAGCGGTATCAGCCACGTTAGAAGGCGAAAGCGTCAACGCCGTTCGCCGCGTAGTCGGGTTGGACAGTCTGTTTTTATTCACCACCGGCGGTGTTTTTGCTGTGACCGACAGCCCGGTTACGCCCGCCAAGTTCGTTCCTATCAAACAAACAGCTATTCCATCGGCGGACATTCGCCCCGTCGAAATCGAAGACGCGCTGGTTTATATCGCAGCCGACGAAAGCGGCAACGCCACAACATTACATGAACTATCGGAAAACCCTGACAGTTCAAAAACCAAATACGTAGCACAAGATTTAAATTTACTCAGTTCCGATATACTGAACGCACCTGTGGATATGGCGGCGCGCAAAGGCCGCCCTGATGCCACCTCCGCATCCCACGTGTTTATCGTCAATGGTGATGGATCGGTCGGTGTCATGCATTCCAGACGTCGGGAAAAAGTTCTCGGCTGGACCAAATGGCAAAGCCAAGGTAATGCAGGGACTGATAAAATTTTACGCGTCGCGGTCGTCGCCGGTACGGTCTATTTTATTATCCAGCGCACGATTAATGGTGTGGTCCGATATTTTATTGAAAAACTCGAACCCAATGCCGTATTCGACAGCTCTTTAACATTCACCGATGCCACCGCTAAATCAGTATGGAGTGGGTTTAATCACCTGATTGGGGAAACCGTAAAAATCTGGGGCGACGGCTCATTGCGAGATGATGCCGTGGTTGACGCATCAGGGCAAATCACCGTTACAGACGGCGGAACGGCGTTTAGCGTCAATACGGTCGAAGCAGGAATGACGTTAAACTGGTCGCTAGAAACCATGCCGATGGAAGCACAAATATCCAAAGGCACACTCGTCGGCGAAGCCCACAAACTATCTAAAGCCACCATCCGTATTCGTAACGGATATGATTTTTCCGTCAATGGCCGCACACAAACATTGCGCAGCATCCGTGGCCTAACAACCGATAAAAAACTGACATCGTTCACAGGATTAAAATCTGTCCGGTTTTTAGGCTGGAACAGAAAAACAGACCGCGCAAAAACTGTCCGCGTCACCGGGCAATTGCCGATCACCATCGAAGCCATCACAACCGAAGTGGCACAATAGAACAAACGAGAAAAGGATTAATGTCATGGGCGGAAAAGCCAAAATAATCTTACCATTAGTCGCGTTGGGTGTCGCCACCGGCGGCTTTGGTTTATTGAGTGGGGCCGGGGTCAGCGCCGCTGGTGCCGCTGGTGCCGCTGGTGCTGCTGGTGCTGCTGGTGCTGCTGGTGCTGCTGCTGGTGCCGCAACTGGTGTGGGGGCGGGTGCACTTGATCTATCCTTAGCTGGTGGGATTGATGCTGCTGTAAATGCGGGCGCCGGATCGACTGGTTTTTTTGCCCAAGTCGGGCAAAGCTTGTCAAGCCTGACGCCGTTAGAAAAAATTAACTTAGCCTTTTCCGGCATCAACGCCATAGCCCAACAAAACGCGCTCGCTGGACAAGAAAACGAAAGCAAACTCAGCGAAGCCAACAGCCGCTTGGACCTTGCCAACAAAGACTTGGACAACCAACGTGGTTTGCAAAAGTCACTAGCCACACAATCAAATTTTTTCGCCGCCACTGGCATTAACGCGTCCCGTGGTTCCGCCGCCCAATTGCAAAACAATGCATTCGGTAACGCCAGCCTTGCCCAAGACAAAATCACAGCCGGGCGATCATTATTATCTGCTCAAACACAATTACGGCGGCGAAAATTTCAAGCAAAACGCGGGAACATTAACCGTGATCTAGCTTTCTCAACCTATTCAACTCTATTCGATAAAAAGAAACCCGTAATTTAATCTCATAACAGCAAAGGAATATCGTCATGGGTGGTAACACCGCAGCATTAGTCGGAGGAAGCCTGATTAATACGCTCGCTTCCGCAAAATCAGCCAAAAACGGACTCGCTTTACAAGCCGGACAAGCACGCCTGTCGGAATCATATAAACGCCTTGATATCGCCAATAAAGAACTCGACAATCAACGTAAACTGCGCAAATCACTCGCCTCCCAAGCTAATTTCTTTGCCGGTGCGGGCGTCAATGCGTCCCGTGGGTCGGCTGCTCAACTGCAAAACAACGCATTCGGCAACGCCTCATATATTAGTGATAAATCCCGCGCCGACACCGCATTATTGAACGCAACCGTTTTAAACCAAAACCGAAGCAGACGGCTTAAACGGGGTGACATCAACCGCAAAGCCGTGGTCGGCGTCACCAACACGTTGGTAAAACTCATCTAAAACAAATTCTTTATAAATTCATCATTCCCCAAAACAGGAGCCCCCATCATGGCCAACCACAGAAACAAAAATACTATTTTCTCATCCAATTTTAACAAAACAGCAAACGCTGCATTGGCCGGAATAAAGCGCGCCCCCGATGAATTGGACGCTGTGTTTGGCTCACCCGCCACCAACTTAGACCCTAATCAAAACACCGCCGTGACCGCCCACAGCGTGCGCCTAGACCAATCGGTCAACGACGAAATTCAAAATCTCATTAACAATAATGACGGTGATTTAAATCAGCTATCAAATGATTTTGATCAACAATCCCAAGCCTTGCTCGACACATTACCCGACACCTTAAAACCGGGTGCCCAACAACAAATCGGAA